CCGTGGATTCAAGCACCAGACAAAATACTTCTGATGGGGGTGCTAGGTTTCGACATGGCAATAATTAGAACAATGGAGAATCGTCAAAGCTAAAGACGTTAGGATTGAGGACACTCGGTCGAAGAAGCAAAAAAATTAAATGCAAATGACGAAAGTTATGCACTTGCTGCCTGATAGGTAAGCGGAGTTTCGCCAGGTGAACTTAGCAACAGAATCACCTGGTATTGTTACTACCAGATTTAAAAACTGTCTAGTAACAAGAAGTTTGATATAAATAAGTTATCAGCACCACACATATCGCTGATAAACACACATAAACACACATAGGAGTATTACCATGACCCCTTTTGAAATAAGGTTGGAATTGCTAAAAATGGCCAGAGACCTTCTGGTTGATGATTTCAACAGTCAAAAACAATCTCTCGTAGAAAACTGGCAACAACAAGTCGAAACGGCTAAAGTAGCAGGTACAACCTCGCCTGAATATCCAGTTCTACCTCAATTCCCCACAGAAACAGAAATTGTAACTAAAGCGGATACGCTGAACCAATTCGTTTCTCAGACACAACCGCAACCTGAAATCAAACCTACAAAAAAATCATCATAATTGTTGCATAAACAAGGAGATATAATGTTTCAACACATTAAACAAGTTATTGCTGGTATTTTAACGGCAGCATTATTAATAGCATTACCATCAGTATCACAAGAAATTTCTGATACTATTATCAAACAAGAAATCAATGAAGATTTCAATAAACAATTAGCTTGCCTCACCAAAAATATTTACTATGAGGCCGCCACAGAATCTTACGAAGGTAAATTAGCTGTAGCACAGGTAACATTAAATCGTGCTAATGATCCTAAATTTCCATCCACTATTTGTGGTGTAGTATATCAAAGAACCTTAGGTACTTGCCAGTTTAGTTGGACTTGTGTAAAGAATCTGGCAATAAACAATAAATATGCTTGGGAAGAATCGGAAATAGTAGCCCGTAAGGCCTTGACAGAACCAGTATTACATGATAAAATAGCAAGAACAAATGCACAGTTCTATCATGCGGTATATGTCAATCCTAATTGGAACGGAAAAGTTGTAGCCAAAATAGGTAACCATGTATTTTATGCCAAAAACTAATGTACAATTTAGAACAACACCTTATGGTGATAAAGATGATTTTATGTTGCTGAAGATTGAAACAAAAGATTATGGTAAAGGTTTGCCACCAACGCACTCACAATGTATAATGATGAATAAAAGTGAAATTGAGGATTTAATTAAGTGCCTACTAGAGATGAAGTAAAACAGTTTAGTCTGTTGATTGAAAATTTAGCAAAAGAAGAAAAACTAGGTTTCATGGATGCCATCTGTCATCATTGTAAAGAAACTGGTTTAGAAATTGAGGTTGCCGCTTCATTAATATCTGCCGCATTAAAGGCAAAGATTAAAGAAGAGGCACAGGAATTTAATATGTTAAAGAAAACTTCTAAATTGCCTTTATGATTGAATTGGTACAGGTCAGAACGCAAGAACAAAAAGACCTTGTCAAAAACATTATTGAAACTCACCACTCATATGTAGCATCCAATTCTTCAGTAGGCCGTAGAATAGACTGGTTAATTTATATTGATGATGGTATGTTAGGTGAATGTATTGGCATGATTGGTCTTGGTTCATCTGTATATCCCCCACCTAAAGATATTCTAAGACACCTTGGTGTGTCTAAACACGAATACAAAGACCGGTTTAATTCTATTGCCAATAACTGGAGATTCTGTTTTTCTAAATCAGTTAAAAATGCGGGTACACAAGTATTAAAACAAATGCGACATAAAGCACCTGCGGCTTGGAAAGAAAAGTATGGTGATGAATTAAAACACATCATTACATTTGTTGGTGCAGGTAAGAATGGTGCAGTATACTTGGCGGATAATTGGAAGAAGATTGGTGAAACGGCAGGATTACCTGCACATAAAAGTAGTTCTATGAAATGGCATGATAATGCCGAATTGAAGAAGTTGTTTGTTAAACCTACTGGTGAAAACAAAAAGATTATATTGATTAAATCGTTATGACAGAGAATACAGGATTTGCAGCATACGCACTATGGAATGCTTTAAAATTGCATTTCACCAGCGATAGTTATGATTACTTTAAATACAATGGTAAAACCAATGTATCACAATCAACGTTTACCACCAACAAATCTAAATACCAGTTCTACAAGCTATCTCGTAAATATGGTATTGATGAGTTAAAGCAGTTCTATGTGGCAAACTTCTTAGAAGGTAAAGGAGATTGGGTAGGTGACTTACTGCAAGATGGTGAGGAGAACTATGCCAAGTGGCAGAAACGGCAACAAAGCTTGACTTATACCTTTGAAAATGATATAATGTATTTGTTGGATAAAGTTGATAAGCCAGATGACTTACTTCTGGTAAAATCAAATGAGTTTCCAAAGCTTTTACAGTATTTGATGAGTGGTAGTATTTCAATTGAAACAGTTATTATACTAGACAATATTATGAAATTTATTCCGATGTGGAATAAACAAATTTATGATGATATTGTTTGGCCAAATTGGTTAAGAAAAATTGAAAAATATCGGCCATTCATACAATACGATAAAGAAAAGTTTTTACATATTTTAAAGAAGAAGATACATGAACAAACCTAAAATCAGTTGCATATACTTGGATATAGATGGCGTTATTGCTGATTTTGAAAAAAGATATATTGAATTATTTGGTGTTGCTCCACAAGAAGCAGAAAAGAGTAAAAAGTTTGACCATTACTTTGAAATGTTTATTGCTAATAATGGTTTTGCTGATTTGCCTTTAATGCCGGGGGCTATGGAAGGTATTGATTTTTTAAGAAAATGTTCAGCACCAACACAAATGCTAACTTCATCATCTGATGAACAACGCCACGATGCTGTTTCTAAACAGAAATCGGTTTGGTTGCAAAAACACGGCATTACATTCAATCCAATTATAGTACCAGGTAAAGCACTAAAACAACAATATGCTGCACCGGATAAAATATTAATTGACGATATGGAAATTAATATTCAACAATGGCGTGACAAAGGTGGTATTGGTATTCTACATAAAGATTGGCCAACAACTTTGGTAATCTTGAAAATGTATGTATAAATAGATATATGGATGACTTTTTTGCTAGCCTCAAAGAGTTTTGTAAAACTTATGAATTTGATGAAAGTCAATTATTCATACAATCTCCTGTTGGCAAAGGAAACCCATTTTATGGTTGCAAACACGATGAGGATACTAGAAAACACCTATCCAAAATGCAATCTACGAAAAAGGGAAAGTTGAATCAGTTTTATGGCAAAAAACATAAAATTGAAACAATAGAATCCAATAGAAAAAAGAATATTGAAATATTGACTAAACTTAAAGGTAAAAAAGTAAATCAATATGATTTGGATGGAAACTTGATTGGTACACATGATGGTATCCGTTCAGCAGCAAGAAGTGTAAATCTAAAATGTTATAATGAAATTTCTAGGTGTTGTAGAGGCCTCAAAGAAAATTATTGTGGTTATATTTGGAAATACGCTTGATTTTTTTGAGAAGTTGTTATATACTAGCAGTTGATTATGAGTAGTCTGTGGATAATCCGTAATATTAAATATACTCCGTTATACGAAAGGTAATAAAATGAGTTTTGCAAATTTAAAACGTCAAAGTGGCAACTTAGATAAGTTAGCCAAAGCAGTTGAAGCTCTTTCAACATCTTCTGAAGGTAATGAAAAATCAGATAATTATTGGAAACCTGAGGTAGACAAGTCCGGCAATGGCATGGCTACTATTCGGTTTTTGCCAGCATCTGAAAAAGATGGCGAAGATGGTCTTCCATGGGTTAAAGTATTCTCTCATGGCTTTCAAGGACCTGGTGGTTGGTTAATCGACAACTGTTTAACCACAAAGAATCAGCAATGTCCTGTATGTGAGCATAATTCTACATTATGGAATTCTGGCATTGAAGCTAATAAAGATGTAGTTCGTAAACAGAAGCGTAAATTGAATTATATCGCCAATGTGTATATCGTTTCGGATCCTAAACATCCAGAAAACGAAGGTAAGATCAAGTTGTTTAAATTCGGTAAGAAAATCTTTGATAAGATTACTGAAGCAATGAATCCTCAGTTTGAAGATGAACAAGCAATCAATCCGTTTGATATGTGGAAAGGTGCTAACTTCAAGCTCAAGATTCGTAAGGTT